GGGGATGCAATAACAACTACACAAGCAAGGTCAAGGGGTTTTAAGCCAGAAGCAAACGCTCAAAAAGTACCTGTAGCACCTAAGGATATGAAGTATAAAGGTTATACTGCTGAATATTGGAACAAAATAGGATTTAAGAATTAATATGGCAACAGCATTATTTATAAACAGAACGGACTTAGTTAAAAACTCTATAATTGATGGCAATGTAGACACAGACAAGTTTATACAATTTATTAAGGTAGCCCAGCAGATAGACATACAAAACCTTTTAGGAACGGAGCTATATAAAAAAATCGGTGCAGATATAACGTCTGGTTCTGGTGGTGGTGCTGGTTTAACTGGTAATTATCTAACTTTAGTTAATGATTACGTACAGCCTACATTAATATGGTTTGCTCAAATGAATTATATTCCTTTTGCAGCTTATCAAATTAAAAACGGTGGTGTATTTAAACATAGTAGTGAAACAGCACAAAACGTAGACAAAAACGAAGTAGATTATTTAGTAAGTAAAGCGAGAGAATACGCTAACTACTACTCAACAAGAATGGTAGACTATTTGTCTTTTAATGATAATCTATTCCCAGAGTATAATCAAAACAGTAACGAAGATATTAGCCCAGATACAGACACAACTTTTAACGGATGGGTTTTATGAAGTATAAGGTAAAAGAGACTAACCTTACTAAGCTTAAAAAGTATATAGACGAGTCTTTAAAAGAAGAGATAAAGCAAAAACCTAAAAAGAATGAGTAACCCAATACTAGCATTAATACCAAGCGGCACTAAAGCGCAAAAGGTTTACTCTGTTTTACCTAGTGATGGAAGTGGGGATTTTGCATTTGAAAGAAATGGCAAGGGTACAAGGGTTAATAAGGATAATCTTATAGAAACTATAGGTGCTTCTGTTGACGATTTAGCTCGTTTAGATTGGCTTAATAGTAATTGCCCTAGCTTACTTATAGAGCCTTTAAGAACAAACAGGCAAGTAAGGTCAGAGGAGATAGACAACGCTTCTTGGAGTAAGACAAATACAACAGTAACAGCTAATCAAACAACAGCACCAACAGGGGAGTTAACAGCCGATAAGTTATCAAGAACTTCAACAGCTGCTAATTATGTTTCTGGTCTTTCAAGTAAATCAGCTTCAAGTCAATTAGATGCAGTTTCTTCTGTTTTTGTAAAACAAGGTCAAGGAGATTTTATAGCCTTTAGGGCTCAAGGTTCTTATCCAAATAGAGCTGATGCAATATTTCAATTTAGCACTAAAACACTAACTACAAGTGTAGCGGGTAGTAATTTTAGCGTTACAAGTTCACAAGTTCAAGACTATGGTAATGGTTGGTATAGGCTTTCTATTGTTTATAATACAGACACTGCAGCAACGTTAGCCTCACTATTAAGCCCAAGAGCTACAAGCGGTCAAGTAGATGCTACAGACACGTCTACAACAGCTTTTGCTTATGTTTGGGGTGTTCAGTTTGAAGAGGGTAGCACACTTTCGAGTTATATCGAAACAGGTTCAGCAGCAACTACAAGACTTGCAGATGTTTGCAGTATAACGACTCCAGCAGACGTAGCTACAATTACAGAAACTTTCGCAGATAATACAACTAACGTAATCACTTCTATACCTACTACATATACAGTAAGCAATGGATTGATTAAAAAAATAATAATGGACTAATGGCAAATGAAATGTATGGCAGCTCGTGGTGGGGCATAGGAGTTATAACAAACACAATAAACTGGGGAGAGGTTTACTATCCTTATGCTTTAATTAGTGAATTACATAGGCGTGCTTCTTATTACGAGAATTTTGAAGGCACAGATAAAATATTAACCGATTTAGAAAACTGTTTATAATGAGTTTATTAAGAAAAGCGAGTATCGTAACGACTCCAACGGCTTACGAAAATGGGAAAATACTAAGTATTAAACCTAACACGAGTGTAGGTGATTTCGATTTTACTAGAAATTCTAGTGCCACAAGAACTAATTCTCAAGGTTTAATTGAAGATATTACAGCTAACCTACCTAGAATTGACTATACTGGTGGCGAAGGACACTGGCTATTTGAACCGCAGTCAACGAACTTGGTTACTTATAGCGAGGACTTTAGTCAATGGGGACAAAGTGGAGCTCCTGCTCTTACAAGTGGGCAATTAGCACCTGACGGAACATTTGGAGCAACTAAAATATCGGGAACTATTGGCTCAAGCTATATCGCTCTAGCTCAAGCCTCAACAACGACTGCGACAAGAACTATATACGCGAAAACTGTCAGCGGGACAGGTACTGCGAAATTAATGTCATATAGTGGTAATACAAATAATTTATTTACACTAACAGAAGAATGGCAAAGATTTGAGCTGACGGGTTCTTCAGCAGTAGGTGCAACAAGTTTTTATATTGACCTTAGAGACAACGCGCAAACTTTAAGTGAATTTATAATCTGGGGAGCGCAGTCAGAAGAGCTATCATTCGCTACTTCCTACATTCCAACAAACGGAAGCACAGTAACACGTTTAGCAGATGCAGCATCTGGAGCTGGTAGCTCAGATTTAATAAACTCAACAGAGGGTGTGCTATATGCAGAGATAGCAGCTTTAACGCAAACACCCGATGCCAATCAATCTATTGCTTTGTCAGATGGTACTGGGAATAATAATATTGTGAGAATTCGGTTTTTGAAAACGTCAGATAATACAATTAGAGTTCAAGTTCGTTCTGGTGGAGCCATAACTGTAAGTGTTAGTGGAATCGTAACAGATATAAAAGATTTTCACAAAGTGGCTATTTCCTACAAAGTAAACGAAGTTAAGTTTTATATAGACGGGGTTTTAATACATACGGACACAATCGCAGATATGCCAATAGGATTGAATCAATTGTCATTTAGTGATGGTAATGGTATTTTAAATAATTTCTTTGGTAAAACTAAATGCGTAGCAGTTTTTAAAGAAGCTCTCACAGATGCAGAATTAACTTGTTTAACAACAATATAAAATAAATAAAATGTACATAGGAAAATACGAGTTTAAAGACCAAAAAACCGCTGAAGCTAAAATAAAGGGCTTAGGCGTAGCAAAAGACGAAGACGGAAACGAATACCCAACGCACAAGCATAGTATCGTTAAACTTGGTAATATAGTCTTAGAGCGTGGCGAATACGACGACGAAGGCAAGGAAACTAAAGCACCAGTGTTAAGCAGTAAGTATCACTTAGACGTAGCTTGGCGATTAGAAGACACTTATAGCGAAGATGGCGAACTAATTAAAGCGGACCACCCTTACGGTTGGAAGTCGGCTAATGTAGACCTAGATAGTAACGGAGTACACTCTTTTTATGGAGTTGACTATTTAACACATAAATTCTAATGGTTAGAGGATTAAGATATTTAGCCGACAAAATAGAATCGTTTTGTTTTTACTGTATTGTAAAGTGGAATAGATTTTTAGAGAGTATTAAATTATGAGCATAGAAGATTTGAAATTAGGAACATTTAATGCCATATCATTTATGGTAAGCTTTACGCACGTTGAAAACAGTTTAAAGGTTATACTGTTATTAGCTTCTATTATTTACACAGTACAAAAAATTTATAGTACACATAAAAAGAATGACAAAGAATTTTAGTATAGGAGAGTTTGAGTGTAAATGTGGTTGTGTAATGCCAGACGAGGTTTTGTATAATGTGGTTAAACTTGTAAACCAATTACAGACCATTAGAGACGTTATTAAGACACCTATACATATTAATAGCGCATATAGGTGTAGAAAGCACAATAAAGCCATAGGAGGCTCTGTAAGCTCTCAACATATACTAGGCAAAGCTGCAGATATTGTTGTTAGGGGTTATGACCCATCTTTAGAGATATATCCATTAATTGAAGAACTAATAAACGAGGGTTTAATACTACAAGGCGGTTTAGGAGACTATTCAACTTTTACTCATTATGATATTAGAAAAACTAAAGCACGCTGGTAATGAAGAAGATACTTGATTTTTTAGGTGGTAATGTAATTAAAGAAATTGGTGGTATAATAGACAACTTATTTACTACTGACGAAGAACGCTTAGAAGCTAAAAACAAAATATTTAAAGTAATACAAGAGAAAGAGCTTGAGCTTCAGAAAATGCAAACAGATATAATTATAGCAGAGGCTAAAGGAAACTGGCTACAAAGAAGCTGGAGACCTATTCTTATGTTAGCTTTTGGGTTTATAGTTATTTATGTAAAATTTTTAGCACCTTTATTTGGGTTTACAATACCACCTTTAGAAAATGAGTTCTGGAACTTATTACAGTTAGGTATAGGCGGTTACGTTGTAGGGCGTTCTGCTGAGAAGATAGCCAAAAGTGTTACAATTAATAAAAATTAAACAACTTGTTAATAACTATATTAACTTA